TGACCTTCTCTTTCAGACTTATCTCGTGTATCAGATATGTCTGCACACATGTATCCTTCTAGACCTAGAATTGGCTTAATGCCCTTTGCTTTTGCAATACGGTGCAGTTCCCTATGCCCAGATAAAGTACCGTGGTCGGTGATAGCAATTGCTGGCATCCCCAACTCAACTGCACGGTTCACGTATTCTTCTGGAGTAGCAATCCCATCAAACAAACTAAAATGGGTATGGACATGTAAGCCTACGTAGTTCATCTTACCAATCAGCGTTGGTAGATGAAGTTACTGAAGGGCCGTCAAAGCCCAGGTAGAACGCTTCTTGTTCCGCATATGGAATCTTCTTTAGTGCTGACTCCAAAGGATAAGGTTCAATATCTTTCCAATCGAATGGTTCCTTATCTGGTGCTGATGGAATTAATGTGTAATTGGTTTCAGTTCCCTGACCATTACGCTTTAACTTCCATACTACGTTTGAGATGCTTCCTGTTTCAAGAGCATACTCACGAATTGTATTAAATGATGATTGCTTGCTGATACCCATTGACCAGATCGCAACATATGGTGCTTCAATGCCATCGTCAACTAGAACGTTGCAGTAAAAGCGAAGACGACCACGCCATCCAGCCTTTGGATCTTTACGGTGCATCTCTTCTGCCCAGTCACGGCCTTCTGATTCCATTGTGTCTACAGCCTTACGCTTATAGTCCTTTGGATTGACGTGCTCCTTAACAACAAGTGCTAGGCCACGCTTTTCATTATAGTTTGCAGAGTCTTCGTCAAGTTCTTCAATGAAGCGAATCTTGACAGATTGTCCATCTGCTAGTTTGAGCCACTTTACTTTTGGCCCATCGTTTTCATACTTTGGTCTGTCGAGCAGGGCGTTGATGTTCTTGATTCCCTTTACAATGCTCATATTATTTCTCCTTTGTGTGTTTGTATTAGTTTAGCATAGACTCTATGGTTTTGTCAAACGAAGACTTTAAACCTTTAATTTCTTCATCTGGCATATCGCCTATGTCTTTATATTGTTTATTTAGTTGTATAACAGAAACACGAGAACCAAGTTTTTCAATTATCCTGTTTTTCATGTTTCCTCCTGCCTCATCGTTATCTGCAATAACAAGAATGTTATTGAAATACTTCTGAAGCAATTCTATTTGTTTACCTGATACATTGGCCCCAAGCGTTGCGACTGCTGGAATGTCCAACTGATCAAGTCTAATTACGTCAAACGAAGACTCTACTACATATACTATATCAGATTTCTTGACACGATGCAAGTTAAAAAGAGTTTTACTTTTAGGAAGGCCTGGAGTATTTTTAAAGTCCTTTCCCTCAATGGATCTTCCAACAAAGCCAAGGAGTATGCCGTCTGGGCTGTGAACTGGAACAGTAACCATATCTTGCTTTTCAGAATACCCTAAAGAAAATTTAACACAAGACTGCTTAGTTAGTTTGCGATACTGAAAATAACTTTTTGCTCTATCAGATGCAATAAGGTTATTGTGAAGTCTTTTTATGATTAGTTCGTCAAAAGGCTTGTATTGTTCTTCTTTGATAAGAGCACGATCAATCTCCGTAGCAAGATTGCTTACCTTTTCTTTACTCTTTATAAACCTTGCTGCCTCAAAATATGTTCTGCCAGAGGTGTGCATTACTAATTCTATTAGGTCTGCAGATTTTTGACATGAGAAACAAAAAAACATTCCGTTAGTCTTGTGAACTTCTCCTGCTGGCGTTCTGTGGTTATTATGAAATGGACAAAATATTATAAAATCTGCATCTAACTCTGACTCGACTGTTGTGCCTGATCCTGCAAGGACTCTTTTGACTTGTTCGGCTGTATAGGGACTAGGTTGGTTCCGTCTATTCCTGCTATCCATTCGCTCTTCCTTTTCCCTGCGTAAACTCCGTGTACTGATAATTCAAATTCAAAAAAGTCTTTACTATCATTATACCGTAAAGTGAAGTCTGGGTCAATGTCAATTCTTGGAACATACCCACTTAACCTCATCTCTGAAACTAATAATCTTACGTATTCTATTTTTAATCTTCCAAGCAAAGCCTCGTCTTGAATTATGCCATTAATATAAAACCTTTTAAGTGGCTTATGATGATATGAGGATGAATACATGTCCTCCCTAGTTTTTGACATACCATATTATAACTACTTATCTTCATAGTCTTTGTATCTATAGTATCCCTTGTCAAAATCGCACTGAACTAAGAAGTCCCCCATAAATCCGTTACGATTCTTTCTAAAAGCACACTCAATAATATCGCTATTAGTCCCACGCCCTAAAGCAAGCACCCAGTCAGCATCGTAGGCAATCTGTCTAGACCATGCTGTCTGCCCTAGGGTAGGGACTGTAGATAGGTCGTTGACATCATCTGGTGTAGCAGAAGAGATAGCAATAATAGGAACCTCTTCACCAATAGCCATCAGTTTAAGTTCTCGTGAAAGGTTCTTCATTCGTACCGTTTCATTGTCTGACTTCTGATTAGGAGCCATCAACTGAAGGTAGTCGACGATTACAAAGTCTGGCTTGTACTGGTCAATCTTTCCACGTAGTACGGATGGGTTAATTTCTCCACCCTGATCGTTTGAGATAATATGAAACTCTGGCTTACCCTGTAGATTTTTAGCATGCCATTCCTTTAGCATATCCAACTCTACTTCTCCATTGCTTAATTTGCGGTGTGACCAACGTCCCTCGCCCATAATAGTGAAGACACGATTACGAACTTCAGTCTCACTCATCTCAAGGCTTATGACCAGTGGGCTACGACCCTGTTTCCAGGCCTGTACAGCGAAATAGAGAGCCAACCAGGACTTTCCGATACCTGGATATGCCAAGAAGACTCCTAACTGCCCTGGCATGATTCCAGAGGGTAAATAGTTGTCAAATCCTGGCAGACCAGTCTTGATGCCAATATGCCCTAGGGCTTGTTGCTTCTTTACATTTTCAAAGTAAGCAATCGCAGACTCTAGATCTGTGACATCAATATCACGAATAGCAGCAGTATTCTTTTTTAGTTCTGAGGTTTTTGTAATGAGGCCTTCTAAGGCTTTGCTACCTTCGCCCTGCTGAACATCTGTTGCAGCAGACCTTAGTATGTCTTTTAGGCTGTCTCGTAGATACTCTCCTTGTAACTCTTCAAGGTGGTGCTTTGTTGCCCCAACACCTGGCACTGGATCAAAGTCACGAAACTTTTCTCTTACTAAATCTACAGGAGGCATAGATGAATTGTTTTCAAAATAAAGTCTTACGAAGTTCCATATATCGCCATGAGTTCTAAGAAGATTATCCACGTTCGCCTGTAGCAAAACATGGATTTGCTTATCTTGAAGAACGGCAGTAATTAATTTTGACTCTGTGTTATTCACTTAGCCACTCCTTAGCCATCCTTCTACGCTCTGCTCTCTCTTGACTATCTTTTAATCTATCCTTTTTTGCCTGTAATATTTTTTCTGCATTATATGCAAAATAATTCCATGATGGGGTTTCTGAAACAGCAAAATAATACTCAAGTATCTCATAACATCCTTGCAGTGTGTAAGACTCAACAAGAGCATCAGATGCCCACTGTTCTACATTTAAGTTAAGAGATGGCTTTGATTCGTACCTTGCGGTATGATACTTGCTGTATCTTGAAAGCAAAGCCATACGGTCTTTGCGTTCAGCCATTACTTCTCTTCAGCCTCGGTTTGTGCTTCTAAAATCTTGGCAGTTAGTTTGTCTTCAACAAATTTGTAGACACGCTCAAAAGCCTGATCTGTATTTTCTCCGTCACGCTTAGAATCCACCACTCCAAGATCAAGTCTTAGTGACTGAAAATTTCCCAGATTTAGTGTGTATCCAAGTGTTACAGATACTTTAGTTGAATCGTTTTCCATGCTATACCCTTCGCTAAATAGATTCGCCCCATATTGGGACAAACCGTCCATCTTCTGTTCTCGTATATGTAAGTATACCATCGCCCATTCTGCGTGTCAACTCTTGCTTGCTGGGCGTAATATCATTAGTAATTAATTTATCTTTCCTTGGTCTACCAATATGGTATGTAGCAAGTATATCACGAATCTCTCTTACTTGCGATTCAGAGTAATACGATCTTACTTGGAATCCTCTTGCTCCACCTTTTTGAGATCCCGTCGGAAATGGAATGACTCCTCGTTTCATTAATGATGGCATATATTTTTTATGACGATTAACTAAATCAGCAGTCTGACCTACGGTATAGGCTCGCTCTCTTTTATTTTTAAAATCACTAATTAAACAACTTTCAATTTGATCTTTTGTTATATTGTAAACAGACATTATCCCATTAGACTTATTGAGATGATGGACCCTTACCAAGTCTCCGTTTAAGAACCAAACCTTTTTATTCCCTGGAATTACAGGGAGGACATTGTAGCCTTCGCTCTCAATTGTTCCCTTTTTAATAGCCACTTGCCCTCCTGAGAATTACTAGGTGGATGGAAAAATGATCTTGCTCCACAAGACATACAATACATTTCTATATTATTTATTTCTGAATATTGTCGGTCAATAAACATTCTTCCTTTACATTTTTTACAAAAAATCATTAGTTTGGGATACCTATTGCAATAAGGTTAATGCCAACGCTTGTAACTCCTCCAAGGTTAAATTTAACTGATCCTTCTATGCTTGATGTGGTTACGCTAGACAATGTAACAACAACATCTTTTCCAGCGTCAGACGCAGTTCCAGTGCTTACAGCAGTTGCTGTTACAACTGGGGTAAACTTAAACTCTGTAGGAAACGAATAAGAGAATGGAAGACTAGAACCAGCAGTCTGGCTTACGCCATTTGTAACTTGAACGTATCCGCCAATAATTCTTGCTTCTGATGTTTTGACGCTTTGCTTTCCTGCATTCGGGGTGTCCACAGTAACATATTTATTTACAGATGTTGAAGCCTGAGTTGATAAATCATTAACAGCCTTAACAATCTGATATATATAGGTTACGTCTAGTGGCTGCCCTCTTTCGGGTACGGGTAAAATGGCCATAATATAATTATACCAGACTTACCGTTCCAGAATCATAAATCTCTAAATCTGTATTTAGTATTGGATTTATTGATCCTACTTGCACAACTACACGAACTGAGGTTGTTCCAGTGTTTAAGAACAGATAACTTGTTGATCCAGTAGTTGTTCTGTAGGCTGGCGTAGCAGAGTCAAATCCAATAAAAACATCATACAAGATTTGTGTAGAAACATCTCCAGATGACCAATTTACTAGAATGGTGTTTGAGTCTTGGTCTCGAACAATACGTCCAACCCCAGGAACAATATCAGAAGATTGAGTAGAAAATATTGGAGAATAGGCAGACCTTCTATTTTTGTCTTCTGCAACTATTCTAAACCTTAATATTTTTTGGTTAGAGGATGTTACTCTTCCTAACAAATCTTTTTTAATAATAATATTTTTAATTCCAGGATCTGGTGTGATTGGCATAATTAGACATCCAGTGCAAATCTAAACTCAATATAGTTTGTAGTATTTGCTGACTTTATGATTGGCCTTTCATCTTTATTTTTTATTACAGAGTATCCAGTTAATCCATACAAAGAATTTGTAGATGTGATATTTTCAAGTCTTAGTCCATCCAAACATAGATAAAAAGAATCTGAAGCAATACCAGACTTAGTTATCTGTGCATAAATTTTTGACAAAGAAACTTGATCCCACAAGAAACCTGTTGTCTTTTTTATATTTTGAAATTGTTTTGCTGAAACAACATATCTATTTTGCTGAAGATTTCTTTTGTCTGTAGACACTCCAGCAGCAAATGCCTGATCATCAATATCTACCTGAAACTTCGCATACTCTTGGCCCCCTGTAGCATTAACATGAGAAAACTCTATTAAAATTTTGACATTGTCTGGAACTGTTAAAGAGTCTTCAACTTTGCTTGCAATAGAGAATGCCAGCCTTAATTCATCAAGAGGGCTATTCTTTGAAAAATTAACAGAAGGACTGTCTAATCTTATGTAGTCAGAAGTTGATGATGCCTGCATTTCTCCTTGAGCGTTAACTGTAATTGTTGATGTGTCTCCACGCATAACAATTATATTATTTAAAAATCTGCATCTTTCATTTCTTTCGACTCTGTCATCTGATGTAAAAATTCTATTATCGGCATTTGTTGCAAAAACTTTGTCACTTATGTTTATTGTTCCGTTTGCATCGTCTCCGTCTAGAGGTTCAAGTTTCGGAGGTATTACAACAGGAGCACCTCCTGCCTGACTATATTTCCAGTCATCAGTATCGGTAAAAGAGTATACGTTTTTACTATCAAATGCTCCTGCTACTGGGTTTGATGCTGCAGAAAATATTCCAACCTCTGTAATTTCATACCTTTCTGCTGTAGGTAGTTCTGCGGTAAGGACTATTTTAGATAAACCATCTTCATCGACAAAACCTCTAGAGATAATTGGCATACGCAACATTTCAAAATCTAAAGACTTCTTGTCTCTTATTGCATCTAGTTCTAAATTAGTAAAAGAATAATCAGACGCCACTGGCTTTGGTCCACAGCCTATAGCAATATGAGAGGCGTAAGACGTTGTCTGTCCAACAAGGTACTTAGCCAAAAGGTTCTTGCCTACATTAGTTATCATTGAGTGCTCCCGTAGTATATTGTATCATCATAAATATTCCCAGCAGTGAGGATTTCAACCTCTACCTGCTCATTGTCCTTTATATTTATTAAGTTAATCACAAGGTCTCCACTTATAGGGTCTATGTATATAGACTTTCCATTATACACCTTCACTCTTTTAGTCAAATCCTCATTGTCTCCAACCAATTCATAGCCGTTACCGTATCTTGGTAGATAGTTTGGAATTGATATAGCAAGTGATTTAAAAAATGAGTCAGCAGACTGTAGTCTTAAAACATTATTTGGATTATACTGCAGGTAAAGATCTGTTAAATTTTTTATTGGTGTATAAATTACTGTTTGACCATTGACCAAGTCGTGCCTAGATATTGTAGCAAGTTCAAAACCACCTATATCTTCAAATATAAGGTCTGTCATTATTTCAATAGCAACAGCCTGTTCTCCAAATATTAGTAAGTCTGGGGTTGCAACTTTAACAGAGTCAGATGTATTGGTTTTGACTGGATTTGGAATTCCTGCTGTTGCTGGCATGCTTGTGTCTGCCATTTATACCACCTCACTTAAAAATAGTTGCATCTCTGGACCGTTCGAATCTCTTGAAAAATCAATATTGTATACAACAAATCTGTTTGAAGAGTCTGCAGCAATATCTATTCCATTCTCTTTGTAGTCTATGCTTACTATATCTCCAAGTTGAATTGTTGGAATAGAAAATATTTTAACTCCAAGTGCTTTTCTTGGTTTTGATATTTTTGTAACAAGCCACTTCATTAGTTCAGACGCTTCATCCTGTGACTGAATATAGGCAGCATCTAAAGAAAAATCTTTTCTTCCGTGCTGCATACGGCTAAACTTTATATCTTCGTAGTCTAACTTAAACTTAAACGGATTTGAAATTAGTTTGTCTGCAACAAATTTTGGATCTGACATTACGCTATTTTTATTAAAATATTGATCAACTGTCAAAGTATTACTTGACTGCTGAGTAAAAGTAATTCCCTGAATTCTCAAATAGTTTCCACTAGTTTCATCTAGATTAAGTGCAGTGTCTGTTGCATTAAACACTAGAAATTCTGCGCCATACGATCCTGCCCTAAATCCAGAAATAACAAATCCTTTTATTTTATTAAACGTTGGAGAAATTTTTGCTGTTAGTGCTGGAAATGCTTTGTCATATTTAAAACTAAATTCTGCCACTTCTCTCATTATACTTCCAAACTCTTCAAAATAAATATTATACTTTGGTGGTTCTGAAGATCCAATTCCAGAAAGATAGGTATTTTGTATTAATCCACTCATAGCGTATTTTCTGAAAGAGTTGCTTGCATCAATATCAGAGTCTGCAAAAACAGAATTGACAACGGTTCCCAAAGAGAATGACGTATTCTGAGAATAATTGTTGCATAGTGCATAGACATTTTCAAACATTGCTCTTGAAGAACCTCTAGTAAATAGGGCAATATTTGAATACTCTGGCAATGGATCTGAGTCATCTACTGTTTTTACCATGGTTCCATTTATGTATAGATAGAATCTTCTTATATTTCCTATGTTTTCATATTCTACTGCTAAGTCATATACCGTCGGATTTTCTTCAGCAAATAATCTTGACTGACCAGTAAACCTGCCATCATCTACTATAATCTTGGCTAAGCCCTTGTACAAGGTGAGTGGAATTGCTTTTCCATTGTCAGACTTGACTTTATAAAATAAAACATTGTGAACATTTTGTTTTTCTTTTTCTGACAACTTATTTAATCCAAGTGCTGCAATTTCAAAATAATATCCAACATTAGTTGTTGGGTTTAGCATTACTGCTATACCTCCAGACCCTCCAGATATTGTAACATTTTTATCTGGGGTAGAACCATTTATAACATAGTATGATGCTGCGCCATTAGCAGTTTGACCACGATCACTACTATTTTCAATTTTACCAACTAGTCGTATTCTAGTTCCAAAGTGCTTATATTTTTTATCTGTTAAAGGCTTGTGTACATATGATATAAAATCTCTTGGCTTATCTTTTGTCGTAAAGTTAGGGCCAGTCAAAGAAAGCGCTGATGCCTGAACAGATCCAGGAATCTGCTGAGTTTGTGTAGTTATCTCTCCTGTTAAAGAGGTTGACAAAAAGTTTCTAATAAGTCCCGTTCGTGTTGAAGTTCTTGCCAAAGCATCAGAAGATGCTCCATTACTTATTGTTTTTCCTGCAGAAGCAACTGTTGTTTGTGGCAAATCAGTTTTTGTTTCAAACAAATATTCTGAAGCCATATAACATCCTTTTACATTGTCTTCAGATTTCCAATAATCAGATATACCAGCAGAATGCTCTACAACTGTTGTTCCAAATTGACCACGACCATGCTTGGCAACTGGACCATTTTTAAGTTTTAAAATTCCTTCTTGTTCAAAATAATTAGGAACAGAATAAATTCTGACAAGGCCTGTTGGATAAATTTTTCCATTAAATGGAAGTTTAGAGAAATAGTTTTGATACTCTTCAACTGAAGATATCCAAACATTACCTGAACCAGTTACGTTATATTGAACTGCGTCATACTTTATAACTTCTCCACTAGAGTAAAAATAACCATTGTATCTTGTGATCCAGTATACTGCTTCTCCTAGGCTAAACGTGTTATTTATTACGATACCGTTTTTTACCTCTGGAACTTTATCTGATAGGTTAGAACTTAAAGGTATCGCAGCAAGCACATATGAAGATTGTGTTCCAACCTCGTTATTAATTGACTTTGTGTTCTCGGTACCAGATACTTCCCAAAGCAGTGCTGGTTTATACACATACATTCTTTCATCTTCTAAAAGACTTGCTTGTCTTAAAGTGCCGATAGATCTTTGAATATGTCTAACAGTATAATTTATTGTGCCACCGTTGTAAACTGTGTTTGACTCATTTGATACCGAAATAATGTTTGCTAGTTTTGCATTGTCTAAAGTTTTATTTTTAATTTCTCTATCTTCATACAAATCGTTAGTTCCTTTAAGAGCAAATGTGGTTGGTCTTTGTTCTTTAGTTGGCATTATATAGTCTTTACTCATCATAACAAAATTATTGTACTCATCAAAGAACATTGCTGTCTGTGTTGATATTGCTAAATCCTGCAACACCTGAGCAACACTTTTATCTGGAGCAACAAAGAAAAATGGCATTACCATTTCTTTTTCATTGGAAATTCTTCTAAATGTATAGTTAGAAAAACCAATACTGTCTAACAAAAGAGAAACTGCAGAACTAAGAGAAACCTCTGTCATTAATATTTCTGGTGCCGTAATTGATTCTAAATACCAATACAGATCTCTTAACGATATAGAAATTCTTTTATTGACTAAATCTGCTTTTGGAAATGAATCAGAGTATAAAGTTTTCATAGGAACCCAATAATCCCAACCACCAACATTTATAATAATTTCATAAAACTTAAACTGTACGTGGCTATCTACATATTTTGCAATAATGCTTGATGAGTTATTTTCGTTAAATGCCTGATCATGATCAAAAATATTAACGCTTCCATTTGATGCAACTAACTGCCCTACTGGCAAACCGCTTAAACCTAGATCAGATGCGCTTTTATTTATTGAATAATCTAACACTTTGTCGGAAAGATTCATTGCAAGTCTTGGAGAAATTTCAATAAGATCAAAAGTAGAATCTTTTGCAGTCATAGAATCTACAACAATCCTAACTCCAGAAATGTACTCAAACTCTCGATACTTAATTTTATTATCTAAAGAGTTGATAAATTTATCTGGTGAAGTTGCATCTGTAAGAAAGTTGGTTAGCCTATCAACAGTTTCGTCCTGCACATACCATCCATATTTTGGAGTTATAATAGTATAGTCTACTCCATTCCATATATGGTATTTACCTATATCGTTTTCGTTTTCTTTAATAAGATATGCATATCCAACAACAGACTGCTCAGGAAGAAGCGTATCACTTGAGTATACTTCAGCAAAAACAAATGTGTCTATCCATTCGTCTGGAACAATAAAGCCATATGATATTTCAACATAGCCATCGCTTTTAATAATTGCAGAACCGTCTTTTCTTCTTTTCGATGGATCAAATGAAATAATGTCTTGCCAATTTCCTTCTTTTAAGAATTGAATTTTCCATCTGCTTGGAACCTTTTGATTTACCTCTCCATAAAATGGATCAGCAAAAGAGCCTGTTGAGGATGAGAATGGTCCAAGATCTTGACTTCCCGTATGAGTTTGCATTTTGATTACAAGCCTATTTGTTGGTATTTGCTCTTTGTATACTACGAAAGGACAAGCATCTTCTATGGCATTTTGAACACCATTTATTTTTGATGCAATTCCATATTCTTGACCAGACTCAGTTCTATACGATGTCCAATATTTAAAGTTATCTTTTTTATCTGGCATATAATATCTTGGCCTGTCTGCCATAAACATATTTGGATAATGTAGTTTTCCATTTTCAAAATATACAGCCTTATTGATGCCAGACCTAGGTCTAAATCTTTCAAAGCAACTTTCTAAGGAGTATAGGGTTTGAGTTTTTTCTTTTTTAGTTAAAAATGTAGTTGGTGTATTATCATTTTCAAAGGTGCCATCTATTAAAACATCTGCATCTGTTGCTCCTGTATAAAAATTTCCATCATCATTAATATCGAAACTTGTAGGCAAAGACGAGTATATTGAAGATGTCTGCGTTGGACGATATCTATAGTTTCCAATGTGTTTAATATTGTTTGTTCTATTCATATTTAATTCTGCAACAATTGCTGACTTATTTCTAACAGTATCAGCAGTCTCTAAAAAGGCTTGCAGGTCTTTGTCTTCAAACATTATACTTCTTCCAAGGTTACTGAGACATTCCAATAGTCAAACTTAGTTCCTCTTTTTTCAACTGAATAAGAAAAGTCAGTAATAAACATTTCAATCAATTGATTGTACTGTCGAAGATGATCATATGGCGCTTCTGTTCCTTTAAAAATTCCTTTTCTATCATATGCAAGAAATACCCAGAAAGAACCTTTGTGTGCATCATACCATTCAAGCATGTCAGCACCGCCTGCCCCTCCATCTGTTGTGTAAGACTTTTTTGGAGAGAGTCCACTAATTGTGTCAAATGTGGGGACATCATCGTGAGACCTAGAAGGAATCAATGTCCAACTAGTGCTTAGAGTAAGTTTATCTGAAATATGATAAGACCTCATTCTGCCATTAATCATTCTTTCTCTTTTTTCTATTCTTTCATTTTTAAACTGTATTGGCTGCCTATTATCATCAGTAATCAATAAGAATTGATCTGCTAGTGATGGGTCTTCTATTCCTTCTGGATCTGCCCCGATTTCATAGCCATTAGGAACATAAATACCATTCTGTAGGGTACCAGTGTTTTCTGACCAAAGCATACCGCTTGGTCTGTAATATTTTTTACGACCCAGCATATAACTAACTCTAGGATCTAGTTCTTCTTCATGCTCTGCCATTTAGCGACACTCCCTTAATTCTTCTATCATCAACCTGTTTAATTGTTGACATTACTGCCTGTGCAATCTCATTAGGATTTGCATTAGTTCTGGCGTTAACAGTTAATGTGTATGTATTATTATACACTGCTCCGCCAACTGGCTGTCCGCTATTTATTGACTTCATTGTATCAATTCCGTGAGCATCTACAGCATACTTGCTCATTACAAATTCTCCAGGAGTAAGCATTGCAGGGACAGTGTCAGTTCCTTTAGCAAATCCTCCACGGGCAAAGAACTTAGGAATTAATCCACCCTTTGATATATATCCAAACTGCTGTCGTCTGTTAGCAATAATGTTTAGACCAGTATTGAACCTCAATGCACTTTCTGCTGCTGCTAATTGTGCTGCTATTGATGCTGCTCCAATTGCTCCTGACTCTTGTGATGCAATAGCACTTGGGTTAACTCCTGCTGCAGCAATGGCTGCTGCATCCATATCGCCTGCTGCCTTGGCTTTAGCGTATGCATCTGCTGCTGCCTTTGATGCTGCTGCTGCATCTGTAGTTGCACCAACTATTGCGTCGGTTGCTGCTTTATCTGCTGCTACACTTGCTGCTGCTGCTGCAGCATTTGCTACAACTGCTGATTGTGCATTTTTAACAGAAACTGGTGTTGAGTTATATTCTTTTAACTTAGCAAGTATGCTTGCCCACTTTGCGTCAATCGCAGCGGTTGATGCAAGCAACGCTCCCAGTACAGCATCAAAATCTTTTCCTGCAAGAGAGTTTGCTGCAATTTTTGCTTTTATAGCATCCCACTCTAACTTAGTTTTATCTAGAACTGTTAGTTCTGAAACAAGTTTGTCTATTTGTGCTTGTATTAATTCGTTGGCAAAAGTTAGGTCTGCAATTTTATCTTCTAACGGCTCAAGTTGATTCTTTTGTATTTCAAAAATAGCATCTTCTTTTGCCTGAATCTCTAGAAGTTTTGCCTCACGTGCTTCTTCTAAATTATAAATCTGATCTTCCAGATTTCTAATGTCTTGAAGAATTGTAACTCTTCGTGGATCGTTTTCCATTTGATAAAGTTTTTGAGCATTCTCAAACTGCTTTTGATCAATTTCTTCTTGAGACAAACCAGTCTCTGCTCCTCTAAGACCTCTAATTTCATTTTCTCTAGACTGCTGCAAAGCATCAGCCACAGAACCACTAAATCTTTGTGCTGATTGTGCACGAGCATCTTGTGCTGCTTTGGCTGCTGCCGATATGTCTCCACTGGTTAGTGCACCTGCAATATCTAGTTGACTCTTTTGTTGATTAAGAATTTCTTCATTAACCTCTGCAACCTTAGCAAGAGCCTCTGCTTGCTTGTCATATTCTTTATTAATTTGCTCTGCTTGATTAGCCATGATTGCAGAGTCATTAGACATCTTTGCATTTTGCTTGTTAATTTCCTCCATGGCACGATCACCAAATTCTGGATCCATCTCCAAAATTCTTTGCTTATCGCTAATCTCTTCTTGCATTTTTTCTATAGGTCTTGTATAGTTCTTTTCAATATCTTGCTCTATGTCTCTAATCTCACGATTGATTAATTCAATTTGACGCCTAAAACCTTTTGCTGCTATTTCTGCATCTTGAATTTGCTTATTGTTAGCGTTCATTTGCTGAACCATGCCCGATGTTCTTGGATCTGCACCTGTTCTTAGCATTTCTTCTTGCACAGAAAACATCTCGTCTACAAGATCCATACCAGGCTGAGCAGATTCAGAATATTTTTTAGAATTATAGTTTACTTGAATATCAATAATTTTCTTTGCTTCAATAGAGTTTAAATAATCGGCAATTTCTTGAGCATCAACCTTTCCATCCTTTAGGTCTTCAATCAAATGTTTTGCAAGTGCTGGGTCATTTAAAACCTCAGACATCTGATCTGCAGAGAAGCCTGCTGCCTGCATTGCTGTTCCAAGTTTAGGCATCTGCTCAAGAAGTTTAAATTCTTCATTAGCCTGAATCATTTTTTGCTTAAGAGCAAATCTTTCTGTTTCATCAGTAGCCTTTTTAAGATCTTCTATGTACTGCTTTCTTTCTCTGCTTCCTTTTTTGCCAAGTGCTCCTGCTGCAATTGCTGCTGCTGTGGCAGCATCTTGAACATGCTCTAATGCTTCTGTTGCAGTTGCTCCTTCTGAAACTAAAATTCTAAAAGCCTTTTCCTGATTTGCAACTTGCTCTACCGCTTCTCTATTAACAACGTTAGCCTCTCCAACGATAGCCTCGTTGTAAGTTTTCATAATCTTTTTGCCAGTGTCAGTAAATCCTTTTATATTTGCCTTTGTTTTTGGCTTGCCTTTTTCAAATTCAAATACAGCCTTTTTGCCTTTAAGGTTTGCTAGTTTCTTAAAATCTTCTGAAGACATAGAGGCAATCATGTCTCTAAACTCTTTTGGAGCCTTTAGGTTTATAAGTCTTTGCTGTAAACCATCAAACATGTCAAATGCACGAGACATGTCTTTTAGTGCTTTTTTACTACTAAAAGCAGCAAGCATTGATTCTAGTGGCTTGGTTGCATCAAATGCTCCATCACGAACATTCTTAATTCTCATTGCAAGTTGATCAAGGAAGTCTAGAGGGTTTGAACCCTTACCTCCTCCTTTGTCACCAAGGCCTGCTCCCTTAGAGTCTATCGTAGTTTTAGTTCCATACTTTGCTTCTGTTCCTTCTTGTGCAAAATTATCACCTATAATATTCATTTGTTCCAGTGTTGCAGGCTTTCCGTTTATCATTGTTAGAGCCTCAAAAGTTGTTGTGTATTTATCGTTATACTCTTTTGTTCCTACGTCCCCTGCCAAAATTGCAGCATTCTCTGCCTGCAATTTAGCCCAGGCATTTCTTTCTTCTATTGTCTTAAAGTTGGTTGCTGTTTCAAATAAAGTTCTATATGTTTGAATTGCTTCTTTTCTTACTTTTGGATCAAGTTTAGCGTAATATTCCCAATTATCTATTACTCCTTGCAAACTCATGTCAGGATTTTCTTCTGAGAACTTTATCATTGCTTCTTTTTCTATTGGGTCTGGAAGTTTTTCAATTTTATCTAAGTCATCTGCTAATGCCTCTAAACCTGACATTCCTAGTGTTTTTATTGCTGCTTCCATATCTACTTCTAAGCCATCAGATTGCTGCAATAGCGTTATTGCATTACCAACCTTTTCAAATTCTTGTGGATTTTTTCTAGCCATCTGAACCATAATTTTTTTAGAAACTTTTTTATCAATGCCTGCTAATGAAGATGCAAGTTCACCCATCTTTGGTCCACCGTGAATTCTCATTCCAACGGCTAAAACAGTATCCATTTTCTTTAAGTCGCCCTTAAAAATTTTCATCATTGTTTCAATTTGTTCTGGTTGCATTTGTCCAGACTGCATTAAAAAGTTTATTTTTGCCTCAAAGGTTCTTCCTTCGTTTTTATTTGCAAAAGACTTATCTTCATCTGCTCTTGCTCCTAAATCTAAAACTCTTTGTGCTGATGCTTCCTGGGCTGTTCCCTTATACTTTGCTTTTACATCTGCTTTTTGTGCGTCAAAGAAAGCATCTTGCCTTCTTGCTGCATCATTTAAAAAGTTATTTCCAGTAAATAGTCCTGATTTATTTTGACCAATAATATTTGCAGCATTAGATGTCTGCCTATTTATTTGTGCAGCAACCATATTATTAATTCTTGACATTCCTGCTTCTTGCTCTTTAGTCATTGCAATAATTTTTTCTTGTATTTCTAACTGTTTTTGTTTATTAGATGTTGCTGCTAATTCATTTTTTAATGTTTTTAATTGGTCATCATAGTATAGAGACATTGCATCTGCTTGTGCCTGTGCCGTTTCAATTGCCGATGACCCAGCAACTGCAAGTGCTGCTGTTTTATCAGAACCAGATGCTGCGCCAAGTAATCCGCCAGTTGCCATGCTTGCCCACATGCTATTGCTTCCAACTTCAGATCTATCTTTTGAATTAACTTTTCTTACTAATTCTTGAGATAGCCCTGCTGCTTGTTGTGCAATTCTTGCTCTAATTTCTAAAGGATCTTTACCTAAGTCTTCTCCATTTGGACCTATAAGTTGTCTTAGTTGTACATTAATTCTTGTTGCAGCAACAGAATCTTTGAGATTAATTCCCATTTGATATGCAATTTTTTGTCCCAGTTCTGGTGCTATAGTGCCATCAGATATTGCTGCTGCTAGTTGTAGAGCAAACTGTTGAGCAGCAACCTCTGTTCCATTTTTTGTTGCATTGGAAACAAATGCCTCTTGAAGTGCTTTGCCTGCTGCTCCCTCAAGGAACTGTGTAGCCTCCATAGATCCTTGTCTGCTTGCTTCATTATAGGTTTGTATTTGTCCTTCGGCTCTTCTTTTATTCATTATTTCAGAAGCGCCAACTTTTCCAGTTTGCTCACCTATCTTTTTAAGCATATCTGCGCCAACAGTTGTTGACCTTGTAAACTTTGCAATTGCCTCTGCAGTTGCTTGTAATTTTTTATTTAGAAGAAATGCTCCAGCACCTAGCGCTAGAAGTGCTACCACAATACCCTGCGGTCCTGTAAGGCCTGCAAGCATAGGTGCAAATTGTGCAACTGTTGCAACTGCTCCTAAGCCAGCCGTTACTGCTGGTGGGGCTCCAGCCATTCCTGCTACCATTGCTGCTGTACCTGCTGCACCTGCAACTTTGCCAGATACTCTGCCAACTTTTTCTCTTCTCATGCCTCGTTTTTTCTGAGCAATTTGTTTTTCTGAAAGGGTTGTTGGCTGCTTTTTTCCATCTGCGTCTAATTCTGGATCAAACAAAATCTGTCCCTTTTTATCTCTTGTGTAGGTAGATGCTTCTTCGTATGCTTCAATAGAGCCCATTCTGTTTTTACCTAAAGCATCCGCTGATTGACTTCCTGGAGGAATAATTCCACCTTCTGCTGCTTGTTTTGCTGCCTCTTGTGCATTATATGCTTTTAGTCTTGCCAACTGCTCTTTTTTCTCTGCATCTAGTGCATCATTTGTTTTTGCAATACTTGCTGAAGATTCTGCAATGTCTTGTTGTGCAGCACCTGCTTTGTCGATTGCTGGAAGCATCTCACCAAGATTGTTATTTGCTGCATTGGTCAGTTGGTTAGTTGTAATAAGGTTAGACGTGTTTGTTGTTTGAGCATCTACTGCAGCCTGAGTTACATTGGCAAATTCATCTGTTTCTTCTGCAACAAGAACAGTTGAGTTTGCTAGGTTCTCTGTTTCCTTAGCAATTTCCTTACTTTGTACCTGTGTTTTCTTTGCTAAACTAACTCTAGTTTTTATTGCTGTTTTTTCTGCTGGAAGTTCTACAGAACCTTTAGAGCCACGCTTACGTCTTTGTCTGTCAAGAGATTTAAGAACTTGTCTTTCATCACGCATCTCTGGAGTATTAATGTCATCATAAAATGCTTTATTTCCAAGATCCATCTTTGAAACTTTTGATTGTGTTTCTGCTGCTGAAGGTAGTGCAGCGTCAGTAAGTCTTGAAGACTGTGCCCTTACTGCAGGCTGTCCTTCTTCTAATCCTTGTGCAAGACCATCTGCAATATCTTTTCCAAGACGCTTTGTTCTTCTTGATGGTGATGCTGTTTCTGCTTTTTGTTCTGCATTAGTTATTTGAGCATCAACCCATGCAGCAAGTTCCTCGCCAGTTGATAGTTGCATTCCTTCTTTTATATCTTGTTTTGCAGCCATCATTTCTTTAAGTTTTGCTTCGCCTGGTGTAGGACCAGAACTATCTCTATATTTTCTAGTAGTTATAGGTTTAGTTATTGCTTCTCCTTCAAGTCTGTCTGCTACGTGTGCGAACTGATACTTGCCGTAGTTTTCTGGAACAGGAAGCCCTCTTTGTTCTAATTCCCACGGCATTGCTTGTTGGAATGGATCTGAGTTGTACGTAGGACCAGAGTGACTTTCTCTACCGTCCCAACCTTTACGTTTGACAACTTCTCCACCAGTTTCTGGATCTATTGCTAAATCATATCTTCTGTTTCTTGATGCTGTCCTATCCTCTGGTGCTGGATCAAGCAAGGCTCTGGTTCTAGCCTGTAACTTTGCAGCATCTTCAGCAGAGAGTCTACCACTAGCCTCCATCTCACGAATCCTTGCTTCAATAAGTGGAAAAGCCCTTTTACCAGCAGCATCTACAGATGCAGCACCCACTGCTGTTGATTGAAAAATTCCTGCGATTTCGTCTAACTCAGAAGTTATACTAGACCAGAATTCTGAGTATCTATCATATTCAACTCTTACTCCTTCTGCTCTCATCTGTCCTACCTTTAGAGCAGAAACTATTGATGCCTTTGCTTCTTCACTTTCGGCTAACCATTTAAGGTCCATTCCTGGACCACTTGCATTATTTCCTGGTGCCATCATTGCATCTACAGAGTATGTCGCATCATTAAATGTTCCTCCCTGAACTGCACCACTAGTTGGCAAATCAATTAATGGCATACCACTCATAGAACTACGCTGTGCTATCTGGCTTTTTAACCAATTTGCATCTGGATTACCGCTTCTCCTGCTACTCTTATATCCTGGAATCTTGTCATCAATCATTGCATTGATTAATGCTCCATACTTATCACTCATAGGGGCAGAGATAACTGTTTCTCCTGGTGTAAGCAATGCTAACTCTGAATCTTGATTTCCAGTACCGCCAACAGTTACGACTTCAGACTTTTTACCATCTGCGTATTTTGGTAGCCCTGCAACGGCTCCTGCTGGTCCTGGAACTGAGTTAAATAATCCTGGGGATGTCGCTGCAAGGTTTCTGGCCTGAGTTCCTGCATTTTGATAGGCCAACGCCAATGCGTCAACTGCAGATTTCTCAACATTAAACGTGCTTATGAGTTGTTGATGAGAAGTGTGCAGAGCATTTGTTTCTGCAAGCAATTCAATCTGTTTATTAGTTAAATAGTCAAATCCTCCACCAAGAACATTGTTTTGTCCGTTAAGTTTAGCAATTCCTCCACGCAACATTGCAAAGAACTTAATTATGTTTGCAAGTCCGTTAGCAAGGATACCGAATGTCATAAGAGCAACTGGGGCAATAGCACCAAGTACTCCGATCATTATTGTTACTGCTTTTTTAGTTCCATCACTTAAGCCATTAAATTTTTCTAACAGTTTTCCAACGAATCCAACTATTGGAGTTATTGCTTGTAAGAATGCTTTTCCTACTGGAACTAACTCATTCTTTAAGTTTTCCATGGCTTTTTTGAATTTGGCCCCTGTTGAATCTTCAACTCTCTTTAATTCTCGTTCAGATAAAATTGCAAGTTCTTCTACTGATGCTCCTGCAAGTCCTAATGCTCTGGCTGCTTGAGAAGAGTCTTTTGTAACGTTTTGAAACAACGTAGACAAACGTGCAAACTGGAATTTACCAAACATCTGTTCAATTGCTCTTGCACGGTTTAATGGATCTAGTGTATCTAATGCTCTAGCAAGTCCTACTACAGTACCTTTTAAATTTCCAGCGTTGTTATCAACAATGCCTTTTATGTTAATGCCCATCTCTGCAAGAAATTCGCTAGTCTTCTTTGCTGGGTTAATGATAGATGCAAGTCCAGACTTAAGTGCGTTAGCACCTTCTGATGCGTTAATTCCACCTTCCTTCATTGCAGTCATAAAGAACGCTAAGTCTTCAACAGATCCACCAAGTTGTTTTACGACTGGTCCAGCCTTTGGAATTGCGATTGTTAAATCTTCAATAGATAAAACAGTCTGGTTTTCTACTGCGTTTAGGAAATTAATTTTTTGTGCAAGTTGTTCTGATGATATTCCAAAAGCGTTTTGTAAAGAGATTGTCGTTTCAAGTGCTTGCTGTTGTTCTACTTGACCAAGAACAGATAGACGTGTTGCTTGAATTACCTGAGACTCTAATGCATTTCCTTGCATACCCATTGCTGCAGCGGTTGCAGCCATTTCCATTGTATCTTTTACTGCAATGCCATATTTTGTAAACTCTTTGCCCAGTCTTTGTATATCGGCAACTGCTTTATTAGTTGCATCTCCACCAGTTGTAATATCTCCATAAACCCTTGTAAACTTAAGTACTGCTGCTTCCATTTCCATAAATGTTTTTGCTGCTGCAGAACCAAGAATAGACAGAGGTATTGTAAGACCAACCATCAACTGACGACCAGCCCACTGAGTATTCTTACCAAAGTTTAGAAGGTTTGTAGAGCCTTGCTTTAATAATTGGTTTAAGAACTGCTGCCTTTGTGCAGCCATCTGAACTCTTGTGGCATAGTCTGTATATCTGCCATTAGTCATTTGTAGATGTTTTGGAACTACCTGCAAAACCTTGACAAGATCTCCATTGGCATTACCTAATTGAATGTACTGAGACTGAAGAAGTTTTACTCTATCTTTACGAGCACGGTTAATAATCTCTCTTTCAGCAGAGAACATTTTTGAAAAGACTTTGGTATTGGCTGTGGCTGCTGCTGCGGTATACCTAAAGTACTGTCGCATTGACAGTTGATTTTTTTCAAGGGCGGATGTAAAAGACGCTGTGCTTGTTGATATTTCTTTTTGGCTTGCAACAAACTTTCCAGTTGCATTGATAGACTGCATGAGTCTTTCGTTGAGGCCCTTCTGGGCATTCATTGCTGCAACATTTCCCTGAGTTAGGGATTGATTAAAAGTGCTTAAGCCAGCCTGAAGTTTACGAAGAGATGCGAGGGCTGCTCTGGTATCAAAATTAATACCAATATTGGAGTTTACATCAGCCACTCATTAACACCCTCTTCTTTATTTAATTGAGTTTAAAAGACCTGTTGCATCTGCCAGTTTCATTCCTGACGCTGCATCAATAATCTTATAGACTGTAGGAAGATCTAGATTTTCCTCAATCGCCTCTCTGTTGTCTGCTACTGCAGGCAAATACTGCTTGAATGCGATCTGTACGCAATCTAGCAGAACATTCATTGATTTTTCATTATCTTCTGCCACTTCTTGTAACTCATTAAACTTTTTCATAAACGGTTTTAGCAATGAGATTTTTAGTGGTCTTACTTCAAACTTTGTTCCATCGATAAGTTGTAGTTGTTCGTTTTCTTCAACTTTTGTTGGCATTTTCCCTCCTTATAAGGTTTAGTTAATTATACCATAGGACAGGCTTATTTTTTGGCTATTCTAAAACCTCATAAGTAAGGCCCATGCCGATTCCAAAACCAGCCCTTTCTGCATTTTTACCTTGTAGGGCAAGTATGTCATTCCCACTGGTTGCTTTGCCTTTACTAAATACCCTGGCTTTCATGTCTTCCCATTCGTTACCCTTGCCCGACTTTTTGTCCAAGTCAATACCCTTCATTGCAGCAAAAAACTTTTTATCGTTGTATTCTAATTCTCTTTTTATTTCAAGTGTTGCAGTTAGTTCTGGCATAGATAAAGATTCTTCTAATTCTTCATAGTCTTTCCATATTCCAAGGACAAATACCTCTGACTCTAGTTTTGCCAAGTCTAGTGTTTCCCAAGTAGATCCGCTGTCTACTGCTTGAGACTTTACTGTCTCTTCTGATTTTGCATTAATTTTAATTCCCGCTGCAATATCCAAAACCTCATAGATTGTAGGAAGATCTAGGTTGTCTTCAAGGTCATCAACTGTTTTGATATGTGGAGCATACTGCTGCATTGCTATTAGTGCACAATCAACTAAAACAGATATTGATTCATTATCTGTTTGTGCCTGCTTGATTAACTCAAACTTCTCTAAAAAATCTCTAAGGTATTTTATTTTAAGAGGCCCAGCAACTATTTCTGTCCTGTCTACAAAATAAAATTTTCTTTTTTTATATATACTTGTTGCCATTATCTAAGTATACCAAATAGAAATGGAAAAGCCCAGACTTTCAAGGGTCTGGGCTAATCCTATTAAGTTGTATTATGCGAGTGAACGATCTACGATCTTACCGTATGATGCGTCATCGTTTGGAAGAAGACGGAATGATACTTCAAACATTGAAGCCTCATCACGCTTTGCTGATACTGTTACGCTCTCAATTGAGAGTGCACGGTATGCAACATAGATTCTTTCCTTTGGATCTAGAGAAGAACCAGAACCTGGTCCTACTGCTACTAGACCACGCTCTAGTGGAACGTCACCAATATCTCCTGCTGACATCTTCATGTCTGCAAGGCCTGCGACTGAATCATTTAGATCGTCAGCATCTCCTGCAATTGCTACTAGAAGATTTTCTAGTGTTGCCTCTGCGAAAGATGTATTTAAGTTAACTGTCATACCTTGCTTGAATAAACGAGCAACGTCGAGAAGTTGATCTACTGCTACCTCACCAAAATCTGGTTCGAACGCTAGTTCTAGACCATTTGATGTGTAACCGATGTTTGCGAATGCGCTGTCTGATGACAATGCTTCTTTATAAGATACGTTGGATGGTGTCAATGGTGGAAGATCTGTTGCTGCTTGAGCGTCAGTAATCTTTCCTGTTGCATCTACATATCCTAGCGGACCTGCATTATGCGTAAATAGTGCTGCTGCACCTACGATAATGTTACTACTTGAACCACGGCTGTATGCCATATTTTCTCACCTCTTTCATTTTATTAAAAAAGGGCTTGTTTCCTCATCCTAATTATACTACCTTTTTATGAGGGGTTTACAGGGTGCCAGTCGTAGTCTATGATTATCTTATTCCCCGCATAAGTACGGGCTGTACCAAAGTCTACGATATCTCTGGTTTCTTCTAGTTGGTAAATCTTGAAGTTATGGAAGAAGCATGGCTTGGACTCATTCGACCATAGTTCTGAATTTGCTGCTGCCCATTCATTAAGACATCTTGCCGAATCATCTGCATAGTCTAAAAGATCTTGAATTTTTTGAGTAATTCTAATTAAATTTGGAACAGCATCTTCCCTTAAAGCGTTAAAGTAATAAAGAAGTTGCTCACATTTAATATATGGAAACGGGGTTCTTCTCATTTTAAACATTCTGTCATATATAGCAGCATTACCATTAAAAGAAAATACTGCTCCCTCTGTTAAATCATTTATAGTAAAATCTTGTGATAAAGACTCTATGTCTGTGGGTACTGTTGGAAACATAGGGATTGCACCAAAGTCTGGGCCAAGTTTATACTGTAAGTACTTATTAATAATTGTTGGAGGATGATGAATTACTGCGGTCATTGAATACCAACTCCTGCGTTAGCAATCCAAACATAGCCAACAGAAACGCCTTTGCTTCTGCCTCTCTTTTGTCCTGCTCTTAAGTTCTTTTTATATACCTCTGGATTTTCAAGATATTTTGCAACTCCACTAGTTCTTAAAAATGATTGTGAAAAATATTTATCAAAAAACAGATCTAATGTTCTTTCAAAACCACCTTGCGCTTCTGTTCCTCCAGGATTTTCAACTCTGATTGGGCCTTTTGTAAACACGGTTTCTCCATTTTCTTCAAAACTTAAAACCTCTGAAGCCTTTGGTCTAATTGTTACGGCAATCCCATCTTCAATAATTCTTGCTTTGTCATAGAATGGAACCTTAGATCCGTCCTTAACTGATGTTGATTGACGGAAAGATGACTTAAAAGATAATCCAAGATTGCTAGTTGTAAAAGATAGGTCGTATAGTCTTGCGCCAGGGCTTCCTGTTTGATTCCATTCATAGATATGATGAAGCATTTCTGGATTTACCCTCGCATTTGAGTCTATGAATTGCTTCATTATTTCAACTGTATTGACTCCCAAAGATCTCAAGAATGGAGTCTTTCCTTTTTGAACACCATCTAAAAATCCAAACGAATAATTCATAATATTATTCATTTCTTTTTTAAACTTTTTGCTGTTGTATACTGCTTTCATAAATCACCTGACTGATTCTCTGATCGTCTAATAACTAACTTGTAGGACTCTACAACTCCAAATGGGCCTACAAAAGGTTCGTAAGTTGCTATCTCAAATAGGGTTCCTTTCCCAGACCTAACCCCAGAAGTCTCTATATAAATAAGATTTCCTTCTTGGTCTCTAATGTCTGATATAAGAATGTTCGTTAAAGAGTTTTTGCCTTCTCTAGAAGAAATTCTTATGTCTGACTTTGTTCTGCCAACCAACAAAGAGTTTTGAGTAATATTTACGTTTGGCTTTACTTCTTCTTTAAATGCTGAACCACCTGATGAAAAGGTGCATGCAAAGGTTCTATCTAAAACCCATTGTTTTTTAATTGCCCCAAAGTCTCCTTGCTCAACAATTGGATGATAAAGAGATGCTTGCATTGGGAACATAAAGTCTGGGGTTTCGCATATTGTCATTACAACACCCCAAGTTTTTTAATAGACTTAGTATACTTCGAAAGTATCTTGTCTACAAGTATATTTCCTGTTCCTTCGAATAAACCTTTGTCAAATTGAATTCTATATTGATCTGTGTTATAAGAAGATATAAATCTCTTATAATAATCTAACTTTCCACAATCTATGTCGTGTACTAGCATTTCTGTTGCCTTAACAATGTCAGATGGAACTGATGAATAGCCATACTCAACAGTTATTCTATAATCCCAAGTTTTTCCAAAACCTCTATACACAAACTGTGGATCAAGAGAGTCTGATGATGCTGCTGGCAAAACAAGTGGGGCAGATTCAGCACGATTAATATTGTCTGTTGATTTTTCAACAATTGCTGTCTTATCAGATGTTACTTCATACTCTCTGTCTGTTACCAACTTGTTATTTTCGTATACACTTAAAACCTTTTTTACATCATCCCAGATAGGCAAATAGTCTGATCCAGTTCCTGTAAAATTCAAAACCTTTTTCTTATAATAAAAACCTTCTCCAACTATTGAATCAATAATTGCTCTTGCTATTCCTTCACTGTCTGCGTAAGCAGAAATCTCAGATGCGGTATTTCCTTTTGTTGATGGATTAACATATGGCCTAGTTGTTTCATAAGAGTCGTCAAAAACAATATCGTCTAAAATTTTAATCTCTACTCTATACTCAGAGTCATACCTTCCTGGAAGGTTTATAGTAATTGTATCTCCCGTCGAAAGTTCTTCAAATTCTAGGGTGGAGACTGAAAGATCCGCCATATCAGTAATAAGAACAGTTACATCCTCATCCACTACAGATGCAGGAATTGTATAAGTAACTGGTATATCTGCGTATGGCGGAACTCTCAATATCTCCATACTGAGTTACCCCAAAACCTTTTGAACTTCTTCTGGTGTTGCTGGGCGAACGTGTGAGCGAGTTAGCCATTTATCTGCTTGGTCTTTTGTTACAATGTTGACACCTCTATAAATAGCGCCTCCTGCTTCTTCCCAACGAACATTTTTTGTTGAGTAGATAGCAACCTTGTCTTCGCTTTGATGTTCTGGCTTGATTGTCTTTGCTGGACCATCTGCTGCCATTGATCCTATAGCGCCACTGCGAAGAAATCCTAGTGCTTGAACTGGCTCTGCAACAGGTTCTGCAACAGGTTCTGCAACAGGTTCTGCTACAGCCTCTACAACTGGCTCTGCAACAGGTTCTGCTGGTGTTTCTACAACGACTGGCTCTTCTACATTTTCTGTTGAAAATGGTTGGTTATAATCATTATTTTCCATTGAATCCTCCTTGTTTGTATTATATCATTAAAGTATTAAGGGGGACAGGAGAGTGAACTCCCGCCCCCCATTAAAGGTTACTGTTACAGATTATGCATCTGCAGCAGCGTCAGCGAATGCAATTGCATCCTCTTCTTCCCATTGAATACCAAAGCGGACGAATACTGTGTATTCAATTGTGTCCTTCTTTGCTACGTACTCACGGTTTACAGTGATATCTCTCTGGAATCCCCATACACGGTTGGCAGGGAATGTCAAATCGATATAGCCTGCTGGGTAGTAAGGAACTTCCTGAACTTCAATTCCGAGAACACGAGTTGTACGTGCTCCACCGAATGTCTGTCCGATACCATCGAGGTATGACTGACGGTTTGCTTGAGTGCTTCCTGGAATTTGTCCAGCAAACGCTTCAGCGACTGCGTCAGCAAGTGTACCGTTATTTTTAACGATTCCACCGAATGCATCGGTACCTGCGTAGAACTTAAGATTGTTCTTAAGTGCACGGTACTTACGAGGCATTGCATTGATGATGCCCTGCATTACATCAGGTGTCCAAGCATTATCTGCTACGGTCACTACTGACTCATGTGCATCTCCGTTATTCTTTACCTTGTGGATAAAGCCTGGCATGATTGACAAGAATGCTCCTGTTGAACCATCACCATTGATAGCGAGATCTTCGATATCATTTGCGAATGCGTTGGTCATCAAGCGTACCAAGTGATCTTCTAGAGCATCACCTTCGACACCATCTTCCAAAGATTCTGCAGTTACTTCCCAATCAAGACGAATCTTCTTGGTAGTAAGTTCGACCTTGGAGAATGTTGCGCCAGTGTTTGTGTAGTTACCAATTGCTTGTGCTGCTGCACGGATTACACGCTCACCTACGTTTACCTTCTCAAGTTCCATTGAATTAGCCTTCATTGTTACACGACGGCCATCCTTTGCTAACACTGTAGCGTCCCAAACATAGTCGATAAAACGACGTGCCTGCTCGG